TTAAATTCAATTCCGTGGTTGTCACCAGAAGTACCGATTTGACTAGTATTATCAGACCAACCAACTAGATCAAAATTCTGCGGGATCGCTACTGCACTACCACCAATATTACCATCAAGAGTAACAAAACGCAAATCCCACTTATTCGTCTGAGCAAAGTCATATGCATTAGTCGAACCCAGTGCAATACTCTCAGAATCAAAATGATCGTAAGCCGAATCACCAAGAGTGCTAAGAATACCAATAGTTGGTGGGACATTACCGGAAGTGAAAGAGTATGTCATTTCTTCACCAGGAGAAATCGTGGTATCATACTTCATTGCAAAGTCATGAGACATAAATGCACGGTTAGGCTGAAAAAAGTTACCAGCCAATTCGCTGAAGTCTGCCAGATCACCAAGAGAAGCATTGTCCGTAATATTAATAACAAATGTGCCAATCGAAGAACCGAATGTATTACTGCGGGTTACAGTAATAGTATAGGATTCATTTGTTGGAACTGGATCAATCGTACCGGTAAGATATCCAGTAACAGTTGAGTATGTCAAGCACGGAGGTAGACCAGATACAGTTGTTGTGAAACTAGCGTCAGACGGATGAATCTGAATATTTACAGAATCATTTTCATTAAATGTAAAGTCGCTTCCACTAAATGCCGTAGGAACATAGTTAGCATCATCTTCAGTTGCAATGCTACTGTAAGTAATACCGTTAGAATCTACTGGAGCAGACGACTGATCAGTAAATGCATATTCAACTGGCATATACCAAGTTGAGCTAGTAGGTTCATCAACATAAATTTGAGTAGTTGAATAGAAACCATTAGAATCTGCCGTTACATCATCTACATATGGCGAACCAAAAATAGCATTAGCATTTTGAGAAACATAATCAGCTTCTGCACGTGTGCCAAACAATGGATAATGGAAATTACCATCTGGAGATTCAATGTAACGGTAGTTAAGTGTTACAGAGGAAGAAAGCGAGTAAGTGCGAACAGAGGATACATCAACTGTTGCATTTTCTTTATTCAGATGACATACCAGCTGGTACGAGCTACCTGTTGCACGTGGGAAAGCCGAACGAATAATTGTCTGCCACTCACCATCTTTCAGATGCTCAATAATCAGACGTTCATCAGAGCGAATACCTGCACGGAAAATCTGTGAGTTACCTGGACGCTCATAAAAGCCGTTTTCAATAACCACACCAGTATCAGCGTTTTCGTAAGAAGTGTTAGGCTTAAAACGAACAGCCAAATCAAGTACGGTACCAGATGTAGTAATAGACTCAAGCGTTGTTGGTACATCACCAAACCGGCTGGTTTCGAGAAGACCAATGATGAACTTACGATCAAAGTCTTCGCCGTTATTATTGAAATAGAAGTATTCACCCGCTGCATCAATATGTGTATCAGCAGTAAAGAAACCATCGTTAAACTGGCTATTAGAGTTAGAACCCTTAGTTGCAACACCAGCAGCAATAGTTACATCACCAAATGCTGTAACACTTGGAGTCTGAATTGCATAAGAGAAAGTATCGAAAATATCATCAGCACCTGCACCTACAGGAGTAACAGTAAAGAATGCGTTCAATGCATTAACTACTACAGAAGCAGAAGAACTACCAGCTGATTGACCATTAATAGTTGTCAGATTATGACGAAGACCAACGTAAATAGTGGAACCGCCAGACGTATTTTCAGAAATGGTAATAGTACCATCATCAGCAACCGCTGCTTTGATGCCGTTTACCGCAAAGGAATCACCCAAGCTTGTAAGAATCGAAGTAAGTGTATTATCACGGGTAAAGTCAACTGTTGTATTTGCATCAAGAGTGATTGCGCCACCAAGAACGTTTGCTTTTTCTGTGATGTATTCTGCAGCTTCTGTTGCACTTGCAAACGAGTTACCGTCTTCATCTTGGAATTCAGTATAAGGTACCGCATAGAATTCATAAAGCGGATCATCTGGGTCAGTAGTTCGTACATCGTTAATTACATCAATACGGTTAGCATCACCGTCATTTACTTGCGCAGAAAGACACGCATTCCAATATGCTGGCTGGGATGAACCAACAAACGTAATACAGTTACCATTATTATTGCGTACAATACGAATAGCCATTTGTTTATCGTCCTACTGTAAAGAGAGTTGTAAGAGGCTGAACAAACACAGGTTGGTCAGCACGAATAGCAGGCAAAGCCCTAGCATTTACATCTTCGGCCGAAGCAAGGTAAGCTGTAATAATTGGCCGGTTCAAGAATGTTTTACCCGTTGTACCTGCGCCATAAAAGAGTGGTTCACCAGTCAAAGCAAACGTAAATGTTGGATTGTCATCAGCATCACGGGTTTGCCAAATAAGACCAACTTCAACTGTTGTATTAGCAAACTCAGGAGTCAAGTTAAAGTCAAAGCGGAATTGACAAAAATCGCCAGTATTCAGCTGAGACATATCGTAAGAACCGGAAGCTGCGTTATAAAGAAGACTACCGGATGTTTGTGCTTGGTTATATGAAGAGGTGCTAGAATCTTCGCTGAAGTTAAACATCGATGTCACACCAGCTGGCATGTAAGCTCCAGAAAATACACCTTTGCCGATATAATCAGTTGTACCAGCATGCGGCGCTTCGTTCGAATCAGAACTGTTGCCCCAATAAGGTGCATCATTTGCTACGTTTTGGTCAGAGTCCATACCAAACCGCAACCATGATCGGTCACTTACCATTGCAGCGGTATATTCAACATCGGTACCTACATCAGATACACCTGCCGAACCCGTTGTACGATCAGTGAATCCACCTGTAAATTCATAACCACCTTCTGATACTTCCGTGATGTCGTTAGTCACTGTTTGAGTCAGATTTACAGTATCAACCGTACGATCTAAATTGAGCGTAATCGGATTAATAGAATATTTAGCCATTTTATTAATCCTTTATTGAATACGTTCAGCGGTGATTACATTATCATTTACATCATATGTATATTGAACGTGACCAACAAGCTTACCGGAAGCTTGCTTACCACCACGATAATATTTGATATCGGTCAGGTTAGTAGCAGAAGTACCACCGCCTGTTCCGTATGTATACGTTACATAATCATGTGGTCCTACACCCATCCCGGTATGTAGAGCATTTTCACGACGATCTTTATCGTTGTTAAAAGCCATTACTTTTATTCCCTATAATGAGACTTATTTATTAATGTTAATATTTATATTATTTGTCATCATCTTTGGTTTTAGACACATCAATCTCAGGTTCTGCCGGTTTTTCAGCCGGAGCTTCTTTTTCAGCCGGAGCTTCATCATCAACATCGGTATCGATATTAACAATACCAGAATCCAATTCGGCTTTCATTTGCTTATTCATCGCGGTGATTTCATCATCAGACATCATCAACAATTCTTTCATTACCCATTCACGCGAGAAATATTCGCCAACATAAGAAGAAACTCGATCAAGTCTTTCAACTCGTTCACCAATAATTTCAGCATTCTTCAGTTCAGTAAAGTATGAATCAGAAAGGAATTCTAGATAGATCTTGTTTTTCCAACCATTCCATTCGTCTTCAGTACAAATCTTTTTAAGAACAAGTTGTTTACCAAGTGTTTCAATGATAAGTTTTGAAAAACGTCTGGTTACATTATCAACAAACTTTTTAAAGTATTGTTCATCACGGGTCAATTCAGAAGTACGACCCAAAGTAAACTGAGCTTCCTGTTCAAGACGAGACAAAGGAACATTGCCGGCTTTGTACAATTTCTTTTGCATATAAACTACATCATCGAGCTCGCCAAGATTCTGACCACCGGCCAAAGTAGTAACCTCGGTACCTTTACCGCCTTCTTGTCTTGGAAGCCAGAAATCTTCAAGCATTGACATTGAGCGCGAGTTATTAGTCAGTGTACCTGTATTAGCATCATATGTCATCTTATTACGATACTTGTTCATCAGGTCATTAATGTATTCTTTGGCTCTGTTATTACCCATCTTGCCAACATCTACATAAAAGATTCTACGCTCAGGAGCACGTGCAAGACGGTAGATAACCATTGCATCTTCCATCATACGTAGGTTGTTAAGAGGCTTCAGAACCTTGTCGAGATGACCAACAACTCTCGTCCTTGTAGTATCTAGCAAACCAGAAGTAATGTATGAAACTGACTCAACTGGCAATGTGGTGATAGATCGAGCACCAGGTGTAATAGTCTTTGAGTTATTAGAAATCTTTGGATCGAATACAAAGTATTCTTTTACATTTTTAATAATCTCAACACCGGTTCTTTCATCGGTTTCTTTTTCAATTTCTTTGTGCTTACGAATAGCCAATGAATCAATATAGCGCATTTCTTGAATGCCGAGCTGTGGCTTCTTTGGATCAATTACCAAATGATGGTGGAGACGTCCATCAATATAAAAGCGCTGGAACATTTCAGAAGCATTATTATTAAAATCAAGCATTTCTACAATGCCGTCATACTCTTCTTTAATTTTCTTTTTAATATTGTTGGAAACTTCAAGAGTATCAAGATCAATCTGAGCAACTTCACGATCACCAGAAATAGCCTCATTGGTAATATGAGAAATCATTTGATCTACTTCAGGGTGCATTGCACATTCACGATATTTTTTAATAAGAGAAATATCATCTTTGATAGTAGTAGAATTATTATCCAACATCAATGCAGTTGAATGAGCACCACCAGTTCCAGTAGTTATATAACCGGCACCATCATTGTCGGTTGGCGGCACAATAGAAGGAAGTAGTTCTTTCTGTTCTTTCTTATTGCCTTTTCGGTTAATATTAAAACCAAAAATGTTGAAGCCGTTATTATCTTGCTCAGCCATCTAAATCTCCAAATGAAAAAAGGGGAGGGGAGTTTTTATTTTCCCCTCCCCTACATAGGTATATTTATATGATCTATTAACGTTAGTTTGTTACGCCGGTGTCTTCCCAGTACTGGTAAGAGAACTCGACAGTAAATTCTTCGATTGCATCATTTGCATCATATGCAAGATCAATTGGAGAAACGTTAATAGGGAATGCACCACGGAAATCGTAACGCTTCAGAGTGGAACCGTCTTTGTCAAGCTGTTCAATAATCATATCAACCTGATAGTCCGTAGGATTAACCAGACCTTCATTGGTTGCATGACCATTAACGCCAGCCATCCAACGTTCCATTGCATTACGTACGGAAAAATCCGTATCATTAAAGATAGTAACCGTCCAGTTTTCAAAAGTACGATCACCTGCAATCTTCATTTGACGACCACGAAACGGAACAATAATTTCCGCATATGTATCACCAGGAAGCTGTGCAGCCTTACACATAAAGGATGTTAATTCAACATCGCCCTGTGCATAACCCGGAAAGTTCAAGGTAGCCTTGAAGAGGTTAGGGCGAGCACCGCCGCCCTTAAGTTTAGCTTTAAAATCGTTGATACCGAGATTAGCCATTTTAGTTTATCTCCTTATATTAAAACTGGCGACCAACGACTTCTTCGAAGTCAACGCCGGTTCTAGTAGCTACGAAATTCAGAGTTACGTAGTTAATAGAGCGAGCTGGCTTGATGAAGATGGAAGCAACAAATTCGTTACGGTCGATCACGTCCGGAGTGTTGTTTGTTTCGTCACAAACTACACGGAAGTCTGTAATACCACGACGACCCTGTACATCACGCAGAACAGGCTCAACGATATTAACAAATTCAGCGCGTGTAAATTCATCGTTCAACTGGAACAGAACGTCACGAGCAGCACGACCAATAGCACGTTCCAGTGTGGTAAACAAACGACGTACGTTAATACGATCGAATGCAGAAGGACGACGAAGACCGGTCTTATCACCGAACAGTGTAATACCTTGACCTGGCAGATTAACAATGGAGTTAACATTAGCCTTGTAAAGAGTATCGCGATCAGCCTTGCTTGGGTTATATGCCAAATCGATTACATTAAAGTAAACACCGCGACGAGTACCTGCAGGAGAGAACCAAGGAGCTGTGTTGTAATCAGACAAAGCCATCAGACCAGCAGTAGCACCAGAAGCAGGAATCCAAATAAATTCATCATTGAACTTATCAAAGATTTTAAAGTGTTGGTTTACCGGGAAGTAGTACGAAGAAGATGCCAGCGCATTAAAGAACTCAACTGTATCGCCGACAGGATCAATTGTATCGATCACGTCATCGCGAGGTGGAGCAATAACGGCAACACAATCTTTACGTGTCACTGCAGCAAGAGTAATCATGCTTTCAGCAATTGCATCAGCCTCAGAAGCAGAAGCCGGAAGAGCTGGACCAATGAGGAAATCTACCTGGTAGGTTTCTGTATCTTGGATAAGATTAAAGCCATTGATGTATTCTGCAGCACCGAGTGCACCAGAATTAACACCATTGACAAGACTAATCGACTTGGTAGCTGCAGTAGCCAGCTTAAAGTTTTTGCCAGAAGTTGCGGTTGTACCAGCATTAGCAGTTGTGTAATTAGAATCAAAACCAACAGCCCAAACAAACTTAGAACGCTTGTTCAATACGTCGATCATGTAATTGGTTGAACCATCAGCATTCTTTGCATTAGATGCCAAAGACAAAAATGGGAAACGCTCAAGAATTTCACCAGGAGTACCAGTGATTTCGCCATCTTGGTCAACAACAACTACGTGTACCTCGTCATTGGATGCGCCACGAGCAGAAGCAAAATCAGATGTGGTTGGTGCCTGATCAAATTCGCTGGAGTAAGCCCATGCATCAAAGATGGTATCAGCAGAATCGAATGGACACATTTCGATTTTAATAGAGTTGCCAAGCTCACCAGCGTATTTAGCAACAAATGTGTGGCCATCAGAATCAAGTGAAGAATAGTTGTTATCAAAATGGTCACGGTTTTTAATAATCGGTGCAGTGGAAGCAGCATCAGAATCAAATGCGTTAGCCGCATCGGAATCAACACCACGCATCACATACATGCGATTGGAATAAGTAAGAAAAGAATTAGCTGTGTGGAAATCCACAGCATTATTTTTGTCGGGTGCAGCAAAAATAGAAACCAGAGTGCTTTCGTTATCAACGATGGTTGGCACTTCGATTGGACCCCAATTAAAGTCGCCAACATAAGCGGCGGTAGTGGTCTGTACATTAGGTACGCCACCAGTAAGGTCAACTTCTTTAATAATAACTGCAGGCGACTCAGAAGGTGTAAACAAACCCATGAGAATAGTCCTCTTTTTATTTAATGATATGTAGCCATGATACGGAATTCAATAGTCTATTATATTTATATAGACTCTGATTTAGAAGTCATCTCTGCCGTCTAGACTCCAAACATCACCACCGAAGACTTCAACTGTTGGTTCATTGTGTATACCATCATCAATAAAACCGAATGGTACTACGGACTCTTCAATCTCACGTCGTTTATTTTCAAACAAAAGCTTATTAACATCAACACCAAAGTCTCTAAAGCTTTCTTGTGTAGTGTAATATGCAAAGTTAACGAGTGACATAACACAATCATCATGATTACCTTTGGTCGCCTGAAATGATCCACCAGAGGTTCCTTCAAAAGTACTTAATTCTGCAATAGTAGTTTCATCATACAGTTCAAGACCGTTTTCTTCAATCAAATCTTTAAGTGTTGAGCAACCGATCTTTTTAGTTTTCTTGGTCATACGCAAACCAAGATCGCCTTTGGTCGCATCATGATAAATCATTTCATATTCATTTTCATACTGAAGAGTATTAACAACCAATGCACCAATAGAATTACTCTCACAAACAACATGTGCCATATTATATAACTTTGCCCATTTCTCAATAAGTGCAGGATAAAGAATAGGCGAAATGGTATTATTTCTATATATTGCAACCTGCTGGAATGGACGTACACTTACATCAATAATACTGAATACTGATGAATCCTGTCCTTTACCCTCGGCAGTATCAACGCCCATAATATAATGATGATCTTTAATTGGTTCTTTATAGATTTTAAGCGCGCCATCATGTTTAGTATATAATGGTTCTTTCTTTTGTAGTTTCAAAAGTGTTTCACCATTGATCAAAGTATCACCAGAACCCAAGAAGTCATTACCGAATTCTTGTTTAAACTGAAGTGGTGAAGTATTGGCAATTGTTTCTTCTTTCCACTTTTCATCTCGACCAGGCACGTCATACCAATCAATTCTGAATGGAGTATATGAATTTACTCCTTGTACTGCACCAGTCCATAGTTTATGGAAAGTGTTACCAATACCATTTGCTGTTGATGTAATAATAATCTGGGTTTCTTTACCAGATGAAATAACAGGATAAGTGGAGGTATAGAAAGTTGCATCATTTTCAATAAATGCAAACTCATCCAGGAACAGCAGGTTAATCGACATACCACGAATGGAAGACGATGATGTAGCTCTAGCAACAATAGTTGTATTATTACTAAACTTCATTGAGCCTTTATTCAATTCACGACAACCTGGCTGCAAAAAGAAAGGCAGGTTCTCAAGGGCCAGAAGGATACGACCAAGCATCTCTCGTGCCGTATCGCCCTTGTTAGCAAGAATCGCAATTGTTTTATTGGAATGAAAAATTGCATACCAAAGAATATACATACATGACGAAATAGATTTACCTGATTGACGACAGGCCAATACAATAGACATTCGATTACTATTAAAGTGTTCGAACATCTTCTTTTGATATGGATACAATTTAAATGGAACAAGTCCGTGGTCTAGACTAATTACTTTGCCATAAGTTTCTGCAAAATAAACTGGGTCTTTATAACACTTAATATATTCAGCTTGTTGTTCAGGTGTATATTGTTGTTGTACACCATCTTTCTTGACTTGTGAATTACCTAAATAGCCTAATGATTCTGTCATAATTATTCATCGACAATATCCCCGTCAATTACGGGTTTCTTATCATGCTCTTCTAATTGTTTAAGGAAATCGCTAGTATCTGAAATATACAGATTATTCTGAGTGACACTCGGCCGGTCACTTTCTTTGCTAGCTTCATTCTTATTTATATCTTTATGAGTTTTGTGCATATCCAATAGTCTACCAGCATTCTCTGCTTGTAATTTAATTAGATTACCCAATACCTCAATGGCTCTGGGATGCTCAGATTCATCGGCAACTCGATTGGCCAGTTCAATACCTTCTTCACCTGCCATCAATGCAGTTCTTAAAGTTTTACGAACTAGGTCAAGGTCCTCATCATAATCATCATGAGTATGTGTCGGAATATCTTTCTTTGGTACAATATCAGTCATATCTTATGCACTATCGCCTTCGCCTGGAATAATGTATGTAGTTATATATGAGCCGGTGTCAGAATCAGCATCAATAGGATCAGGTGTAACCGTGATACGTTCAATCAATGTACCATCTGAATCCATATCTTTGAAATCGATAATAGCTTTCTTAATAATCTTGGAATCACTAATTGGACCATAGAAGTCAACATCAATATCAAAATCAAGATAGTAATAAAATGTCTGACGATCTTCCAAGCCACCTTCGTAATTATCTTCCTGACTAACAGAAGAAAGGGTAACAGGAATATCCTCTTTAATATCAGGATAATCTTCAAATGGCTTGATTGTCATTGTATAGGTAGGCGAGAAATAAGGAATAATCTGCTCAAGAATCTGATGCATATCATCTTCGGTCTTGGTAGCAATAATCGCCTGGAAGTTCATTAAGTATGGTTGTGCAGTATAAAACTTCTTTGTATAACCATTGACATCAGACTGACGTAGAAATGTATTGGTCTTAACCTTTGCTTTATCTTCACGTCTATTCATACTGACCAATTCAATGGCAATACGTGGCAGCTTCATTGCTACTTTGGTTTCATCAACACCGCCAGTTGCAATACGATCAAGAAACTTCTTTTTGGATGCCCATGTCACTGGTACCTTTTGACGATTAATCTCAGTGCCATCACTCTTTTCACGTACAACATGAATATTAGAGAGAAGTGCCTGCATAATCATTTTGGTAATACGCATCTTCTTATGGTAGAAATATGTAAACATTAGCTAATATTACCAAATGGGTTATTAATAGAAGTATCAAAGATACCGGAGATATCATCAGAATAATCTGAGTTAAAGGAATCTTCAACAGAAAGATCATCGTTCACTATAGAAATGGTTCTAGTATCATTAGACTCAGTACTGGTAATGGTATCACCTGAACGGAATTCGCGGAATACACCGTCACTTGAACGAATCTGAGAAATCGTAAGGACGTTTGTTGAACCATCCCAATCAGTGATTTCACCTGTAAGTGTCGGACCATTCTCAGAATCTTGTGCATAGTAAACAACTTCTTCACCAACATCCCAGTCAGGGGCACCAGAATCCTGTAGAGTAAGCTTCTGATTATAACCAAAGAGTTCAACATCATCAATCGTATCAATACCAGTATCAAAGTCCTCACCAGAATATTCGTACATTTCAACTCTTAGTTTATATACATTCAAATCTCTGAGTTGATAGAAAGGTTGATCATCCTGTACTTTACTAATCTCGAATATGTTATTGGAGAACGGGAAGTAAAGCAGGTCACCTTCACGTGGATGATCAATGTCATCTTCGTATGTGGCAACAGCCTGTTCGAATCTACGACGAGCAACCACCAAGGTTGCCGCATCTCTAATCTCTACTCCAAACTTAGCATAAAGATCATCTTCACCATCGAACCCATCAATATTCTCTACATACATTTCGATGGTATATGCTTCATCAAAACGTGAGATAATATCTTCACCGGTAACCATATCCTTTTCCACAACTTCGCGTGGAAGATACTGGAAATCAAGACCATGAATCTGAATAGACTCAAGGATCAAATCTTCATATAGGTTTTGTTCTGAACGAGAACCCTGTTTAAAATATCTATTCAGTGCCATTTGGTCTTATCCAATCATAAAGCCAATAGGTTCTTCCCAAACTTCTCTAGCTTCTTCTTCAAGACGGAGAATATCGTCATTTGCCTCTGCAAAGATTTCACGTCCATTAATAGTAACACCGCCAGGAAGTTGCATACCCTCGAACTTAATAAGGTTCGCGCCCCATTGACGTTTGATCAGGGCAACAACATATCTTTTAAGGAACATGTCATTATAAACATCATTTTGTGTTTCTGGATCAATAATCTTGATTGCCTCAATAACTACATATTCGCCTTCAGAGATAGAGTTATCGGAAAACTCTCCTTCGATATAAAGACGGTTCAAATGACGATTAAAAGTAATATGAGGGAAACCTGCAGTCTTCAAATCAATAAGATTTAGGTATGCCTTCATCTGCTCACGATAAGCAAAGTCAGAAGTAAATCCAAGGGATGACTGGGCATCTTGCAATCTAAACTGGTATTCAAAATCAAAAAGAGATTCAACTGAACGACCAGATGAACCATGAACAGGCATCATACGATTAATTTGAATAATAGAATCGTCAATATCAATATAACCATTAGATACATCTGTCGATGTAATCTGATGCTTCAGATAGGTTCTGAATGTAGCATCATCATGGTACTCACGGTAGAATTGAAGAGCTTCATCAATACGATCTTCGAGTTGCTCTTCATCCACATTGATTTCAATTACAGGTGCGCCCAATGCACGCAATGCATAATCAATCAGACCTTGACGTGAACTAGGATTTGACATGTTCTTTTCCGTTTATTTGGAGTTATTACTATTTATGCTTTTATCTAAACACTACCGAAATCATCACAGCGTCGGCTCGGCTGTCAGCAGGCAGCGTGTGAGTGACGCTAGTTCCAGTTGCAGTCTCTGAGACAACAGAGACTTGGTTTCCGTTGGTGGAACCTGTACGCGCACGCGTGTCGAAGTCTGACGACATGTTGGCACTACCAGTGATAAGGGCCGCTGGGTCGATGCCCTCACATGATCCGGTAATTACGAAGTCGCCCGGCTGCGTGGCCACTGTTGTTGACCCTGCTGTAAGCTCGAATTCTCCAAAAGTTGAATCGGTGGCAACTGGCGTGGTCG